GCTTCTTGGTGTGAACGACATGGCTTTCAGTGGGCTGAAGGCTCCATCCCAACAGATTGGTATAAAAAATGAGCGATACAGAAGAAATGGAAAAGAAACTAGAGTTAGTTTCCCTGTTACCTGACAGGTATTACATAATACTTCGTCAAACTTCAGATCAAGAATTTACCTTGTCTGCTTACGATACAACAGGTAAGAAGTATGAAGATGAGGATGATTTCAACCCCGCTATGATAGTGCATGAAGGTGCCTTAGATCTAATACGTCAGAACACAGATGACGTTTATGATAACGGTGTTGCCACCATACAGTTTCGTTTAGCTGGAGAAGATATGCTTGAGGGTATAGAAGACCCGAAGATTAAAAAGCATGTGGAAGGTAATGTTGTAAGGATAGATTTTGGAAAGAAACAATGAGCAGATACGAACAATACATGGTGCGTAGGCTAAGAGAAGAGGAGCAGGAACGTGCTGGCAAAGAAGCGTATGGTAGTGTAGATGTCGTCAATAGTCCGGCACACTACAATCAAGCAGGTATCGAATGCATTGACGCAATCGCGGCGGCGACAGACGATGGATTTGAACACTACCTGCAAGGAAACATCATTAAATACCTCTGGCGTTACAGATACAAAAACGGTATCGAAGACCTCAAAAAAGCACAGTGGTATCTCAACAAACTAATCGAAACAAAGGGAGATAAAACATGAACAACATGTTACCAACACCATATCAACAATTTATTCACAAGTCACGGTATGCACGGTGGCTTGATGACGAACAGCGCAGAGAGAACTGGGATGAAACTGTAGACCGATATATTGGTTTCATGCAGGATCAGGTGTTGATGAAGCATAACATAAAGCTGGATGATAAAACGGTGAATGAACTGCGTGATGGCATACTTAGCTTGGATGTAATGCCAAGTATGAGAGCCATGATGACAGCAGGTCCAGCTTTGTCACGGGATAACATTTGCGGTTACAACTGCAGTTATATACCCGTTGATAGCCCTCGTGCGTTTGATGAGTGCATGTACATTCTTATGTGCGGCACAGGTGTTGGTTTTAGTGTGGAGAGAGAAAATGTTGATAGACTTCCTGTCGTTAGTGGGAATTTTGGCGATTCTAGCATCGTTATCAGGGTAGCGGATAGTAAGCCGGGATGGGCAAAAGCTTTACGTGAGTTGATTGCTTTATTATATGCAGGACAAGTTCCAACGTGGGACGTGTCTGAAGTCCGTGAGGCTGGTGCAAAGTTAAAAATTATGGGGGGTCGTGCAAGTGGGCCACAACCGTTGCTTGACCTGTTTGATTTTACTGTTAAGTTATTTAAGAAAGCAAGTGGCAGACGTTTGTTTCCAATCGAGTGCCATGACATCATGTGTAAGATTGGTGAGGTTGTAGTTGTTGGTGGTGTGCGTCGTTCTGCTCTGATTAGCTTATCTAATCTAAACGATGATCAGATGGCACACGCCAAGTCAGGGCAGTGGTGGGAGACAGAACCACAACGTGCGTTGGCTAATAACTCTGTGGCCTATAAGTCGAAGCCAGAGATGGGTACATTTATGCGTGAATGGCTTGCTCTATATGATAGCAAATCTGGTGAACGTGGTATGTTCAATCGTGAGGCTGCAGACAAACAAGTTGCTCGTAATGGACGACGTGAGACAGGTCATATGTGGGGTACAAACCCATGTTCAGAAATCATCTTACGTGGTTATCAGTTCTGTAACTTGTCAGAGGTTGTGGTTCGTGAAACCGACACGCTGGATAGCTTGAAAAGAAAGGTCCGTGTTGCGACTATTTTGGGTACGCTGCAATCAACTCTTACAGATTTCAAATACTTGAGGAAAGTATGGAAGGACAACACAGAAGAAGAACGCTTGTTGGGCGTATCCTTGACTGGTATCATGGATCATCACGTGCTTTCAAAGAACGTAGACAGCAAGCGTTGGCTAGAAGAAATGCGTCAAGAAGCAGTGGACACAAACAAGAATTTTGCGAACATGCTTGGAATACCTCAGAGTGCAGCAATCACTTGTGTAAAGCCGTCGGGTACTGTATCTCAACTCGTGGACGCAGCTAGTGGCATTCATGCACGACACAATGATTATTACATCCGCACGGTTCGTGGTGATAACAAAGACCCGTTGACACAGTTCTTGATTGAAGAAGGTGTGCACAACGAGCGTGACATGATGAAGCCAGATAGTGTAACTGTGTTTTCGTTTGCTATGAAATCACCAGACGGTGCAGTGACACGCACACAGATGACAGCTATAGAACAGCTAGAATTGTGGAAAACATATGCCGTACACTGGTGTGAGCACAAGCCATCTATCACAGTGACTGTGAAGGAACATGAGTGGATGGAAGTTGGTGCGTGGGTATACGAAAACTTTGATGTTGCGTCTGGTGTTTCTTTCTTGCCACACAGTGATCATACGTATCAACAGGCACCGTATCAGGACATTGAACCTGATGACTACAACGACTGGCAAAAAACATACAGCCATGTTAAAATCGACTGGAATAAACTGACAGAGTTTGAGAAGGAAGATAACACAAGCGGATCACGGGAACTTGCGTGTACTGCTGGCGTGTGTGAAGTAGTGGACTTGAACGCAGCATGATACAGATCAAGATAACACCTGAGATTATTGCTCGTGCCAAAAAGAAAGCTGCCACTGTAGGCAATCTACAGGGCAGCATAACGGGTAGTCTATCTAATGTGGTGGGTGCTATAGGCGAGATTGTTGTAGAGGACTACACAGGCGGCACAGAGGCCAATAGCAAGGACTTTGATCTGATGGTAGGAAACCGACGTGTTGACGTGAAGACCAAGCGGTGCAATACCAAACCAGCACCAAACTACGATTGCTCTGTTGCGGCACACGGAACCAAACAGGATTGCGACAGCTACGTGTTTGTTCGCATACTTACCGACCACAGTAAGGCATGGATACTTGGTGAGATAACCAAGCCAGAGTTTTACAAGAAAGCGACACGATATAGGACAGGGGACGTTGATCCTGCCAACGGCTTTATTTTCAAAGCTGACTGTTACAACCTAGCCATACAGGAGCTAGATAGTGTCAAAGAAACACAAAGCTAATCTATTTCAATTTACAGCATACTTAAATCAGGACGGAAACGTTGAACTGATGTGGGATGGTGTGCCGCCTGAAGAGTTTGAATCTACCATGAACAAAGGGATGCCGGAGTACGAAGGTTCACACTCTGTAGCATCCCTGTTGCGTTATTTGCAGTCTATGGGAGATGAGATGATGGACAAGTCAAGCAGGTATATTTAACGTTTTTTCTTTGTTGCCCCGGCTATGCGATCCGCTTGCGTTGGTTTCGGGTTGTTGTCTATCCCCGCCTTTACACTCAACATACCAAATGCCTCTCCACCCTTTGACATCCGCAACTTCGGAGTCTGCATCATCTGGGTCTGCATCTCATTCATCTGTCCAGATGTCATGTTGTTTTGCATCTGATTCTGTTGCGGCTGTGTAGCCGACATCATACCGCCCATGTAAGCTTTCTTACGGGGCTTTTTTGTTGTCGCTTTGCCACCGTACATCATTGGTTTCCGGCGGGACATGCCGCCATACATCATAGATTTACGAGGCCCGTTATTGTACTGTTTCATCTTCATCTTCCTTGTTATCTTCTGAAGTTTTGATTGGGTTCACTATAGTTCCATATGTGCGGAAGTGTTCTTCTTGTGCCATTATATCTTCTAGCGTGGGTATGTTTTGTCCACTTTTGGCAACTCCTTTTGCCAAATGCGCCTTGAGTCTGATCCCTAATGTGTTTATTTTTCTTTCGTTTAAATCAACGTTGAAAAGAACATCTGCCATTATCATTGCAGCTTCTGGGTCACTTAATGCAGCATCCATGAGGTTTTGCTTTGATAATAAATGTGCACGTGTTGCTAATTCTGTACCAACGTATAGAGGGCTAACCATACCACGAGCCACGTTAAATATACGAGAAAAAGCAGATTCAATGGTCATAACTCCACGTATGCCAGCACGACGGAAATCAAGGGCATCACCCATAGATGTATCAATCCAGTTCTGCATACGTTCAAAGGCATCAACATGTTTGTCCCCAAGAACGTGTCGGGCAAGTTTGTTTTGCTCCGGGTTAGTCACAATATCAGAAAATAGTTCCCCTTGTAGTTCCTGTACATCTTTACCTTTTCTTCTATTGTTGCGTAAGTTTGATTTCGCCATCAAACCTTCAGCGTACATAAATTTAAGGGCTTTTTTAACTTCTGCTTTTGGTAACTTAGAAGTGACTGCAAGTTGATCAACCATCCTATCATATGACTCAGGAGTTGCGTTTGCAAATTTCATATCAAAGAACACTTCTTTTTTATTTACCAGAGCAGCATCTAGTTCCAGAGTCCTTATGATTTTATTCATGTCCTCTGCTTCTTGTTTTGCAGCAATGGTCAATACCCCTTTTACCGGATCTAGTTCTTCTCTAAGACTATTATAATTCTTCTGATACTTTTTATTGTTCAACAACAAATCATCAAAGTTAACAGCAAAGTCTTTTAAAGCATCTGCTTCAAAGGTTCTACGGGGGGTATCCTCCCCTTTTATATCCACAGCAAATTCTTTTTCAATTTCCATAACCCTAGTTGCACGACTAAAGTTTAAGTTGTTGAATCCTATTTTTTGTATATCATCCATGCCCTCCTGTAGTAAGTCTACAGTTACATCTGCTTGTGTTCTAAATGATGATGATATAGCGTATTGCTGATGTGCTTGCACAAGACCTTTGTATATTTTAAATGCCTCTGCTTGAACTGGATCTTCAAGATCAAATTCCATTCTACCGTTTTCGTTACGTCGGGCACCCACTGCAAACAAGACTCTATCCTGTTCTTCAAACAATTGACGTTTAAGATCTGCTACCTCTGATGCGTCATTTGTTTTAAGTAGTTTTTGTGTAATCTTAGCCATGTTCTTGAATGGAACTTCTGGATGTGCTCTATCTACATTTTTGTATCCATAGTAACCTTCAGACTTTGGTCTGTTAGCCATATCCTTACGAACTCTATTACTTAGTGCTGGACCAGCCCAAGCAAAGCTAACGGATGTGTCTGTTACTTGTCCCACGTTTTCTGCATAAAACCGCCTTGCTTCTTCTATTTTTGTTTTAACGGCAGGGTCTAAGTCCCCATATGCTTTTGTAATTAGTTGGCGTACTTCAGATCTTACTTTGTTTACGTCCGCTGTTTCGGTTTTACCCCCCACAGCACGTAATTCAAAGAATCTGTATAGGTTTTCTGCTTCATCAAAAGATGCGGAGAACAGCCTCGCTGCTGCCTCTGGATCTTGTTTATTTTGTATTACCTCTATAGCAATTTCCAATGCAGTCATGTTGTTTTCTTTCATATACGCATCTAAGTCTTGAGAAGAAAACCCAAACTCTTTTTGTAAATTTCTGTAAGCCATTGTGTCAAATGTTCTCTGCACAAGCTTACCATCAGTTTTTACAAATTTACCTAAATCGGTAAGATTCTGTGTGATCGGACTATCTATCATATCACCAGATAGAGCCATTAACTTTTGTAATGGTTCTGTCATATCAAAGGTTCTACCATCAAGCAGAACATCAACTTCCTTATACTTTGCAGATGCTCTTGCTTTTCTAGCACCAATAGTTATGTCCAGAAGATTATCAGCGTTTAATCTGGATGCTTCAAAAAACTCATTTTTCGATGCTTTATGACTAAATGTGGCTAACGCTTCGCTTTGATCAGCGACAGACTGCAGCATGTTTGCATGAGCCGTTTCTAAAAGTTCTCCCTTATCAACAAGACCTTTAACGGTGCCCCCCGGAAGTATCGACATGCTTTCTAGTTCTTCAGCCATTTGTAGCATGTTTTGGACTTTTGTATCGTCAAAGTCTTTGTCTAGCTGGGCTATATTTCTTGTATATTGATCAAACATCAACACAAGAGCCTGTTGTTTTTCTCTCAATACTTGTCTTTGATTTTCTGCACCCGTTTCAAGATCACCTATAAATTTTTGTAAAGGGCTGTTTTCACCCATACGTATCCCATCCTTTGCCAGTAAGTCCCTTATTATTTTTAAGTTGGCATCAATTCCTAAAGATAACGCTTGTTCGTCAGCGGTGTGTCGAATCAAATCTTGTAAACTATTTGGATCAACTATATCACCGGATGTTACATTCCGCACTTTTCCTTGTTGGTATGCAAGTAGTGGGGCAAGACCTGAAGCTTGTGCAATGCTCAAGTTTAGTTTTGACATTACTTGTGTTGTTGTTTCTGCGTCGTAACCTAATCCATTTAATTCTGTTTCATAAGACTTCATCATGTCTTTGTATCTTACTAACGCATCAGCTACTTCTTGACGTGGGTTGCCACCTCTTTTATCTGTGGTGGGTAAAGCATTCATTATTCTAGCAAATTGTCTAAATGATTTTACACGTTCATCCGTAAGATCATATCCGCTTGCTTTAAGAGCTTCCCTCATTATACTTTCGTCACCTTTTAAAAGCGCATCACGGGGTATAAATTCAAACATTTCTGAAGACTGCAGCAACTCACCTATGTCACTAAACAACCCTTCTGTTATAGAATCCCCCGCTTTGTACCCAATCTTTGCCACCCCTGCAGCTAAAGCCGGGGCAAGCATTGGTGATGTTATTCCCACTATCAATTCTGCAGGAACACCATAAACATCCATATTTGGCATAAACTGCATGGACGCACCGATTGCGGTAGATATTATAACTTCGTCTCGCATAGCTGCAATCAGATACGGGTTTTTGTTTATTACCCCCGTGTAACGTTTTTTATCGGACTCTAGTTTAGCACGTTGCTTTTTTAATATATCTATTCTTGCTGCATTTTTTGGATCTATCTGGGTGCCTATTTTTGGTGTTAGTCCATTAATTTCTTTTGACAGAGCACTTATCTTTTCATCATACATGTTTACTGTATTGTCAAAGTCTCTGTAGGTTGCCCCCATGTTTAATTTGCTTTTTCTACCAAATTTACCTATTTGCCTTACAGGTCTAAATGATCCAACTCCAACACGTTCAATAGCATCCCTTCCACTAAAATAGGCTAAAGTAAAAGCGTTTGTGGCATTTTTATAGTCTTCTCTGCGAAGAATTTCAAATACTTCCAAATCAGTTTTGTTTGCAAAATTTACATTTGCGGTGCCATCTTCATTTATACGAGCCATATCTACCCTTTTAGACATTGCTCTACCGCCACGACCACTTAAAGCAACAAAACCCCCCGTAAGTCCGGCTTGCGTTGCAAATATCAAACCGACTTTAGAGGCAAATGGAAGTTCGTCGAATGCAAGTTCGACCATAGATGATGCGACATCATATGGTAAATCAATCTCTTTTCTTTGTATTACACCATCATCGTCCGTGACGTACTGCTTTAAACCCGTATCTGGATTTAACTCTGTCATGGCTTCTGTGTGCTGATTTTCCCATTCAGATAAACCATAAGTTTCTATGAAGTTCTTTTTATACCAGCGTTGCATAGATTTGATTCGGTTTTCTGTAACTTGAAATTTATTCAAACCAGCTTCCATATCCTGTATCGTAAAACCGGGTATTACATTTGCTGTTTTCATAAGTTGATTAAAGTTCATTTCTAAACCTTCATCAAAGTCACGCGGCCCTGTTGCAGCTTTGTACGCAGCTTCAACTCCGTTAGCAACAAGGGGGAATATGTAAGGTATCCTTGCAAGATCTCCCGGCAAGTTTGCTACTGTTCTAATTGCTTCTTCGTAAGTATCTCCCACAGCAAACTTGCTCATAATCATGCGCTTACCATCCAAACCAAAATAAGGATTCTCTGTTTGTAAAGCATCGCGTATACGCACGTTTTTATTGATTATGCTATCCATTGCTTGCTTAAATTCAAAGTCTGTGCCCTCAAAGAACTCTTCTGGTAAACCAAACTCACCAGCAACTACAGGCTGACTCGGATCAGCTATAGCGGCTTTTTGTGAGGTCACATAGTCTTGCAACGTTTGATTTCTAAACGCATCATCTGTTTTCAATTTCTGTAAAAGTCCAGATGATAGGGCAAGTCCGGCAAATACAGGGTTATTGTCGTTTGCCTGAACTGCGCTTTGAATATCTGGGCTATCTACAATCGATGAAAACTTGCTTGACAATTCAGCAGTTGATTGTTGCCTTCCCCTTTGACGAAGTATGTCTTGTTGAAAAGCTGTGCCTATGTCTTTTTTAATTAGTTGCGGTGCTTCACCTGTATCCTCGCCTACTCTGGATGTAGTCGTCATAGTTTGCCCCGGCTGCATACCTTGCGGCATCAGAGCGATATCTTTTTCGGCTGTTGGTAGTGTTGGATCTACTTCAGGATTAATCGACATTAGGTGTTGCTCCGATTTCTACATACATGTCTTTACCATCTTCAATTATTTTTTTGAAGATCTTTCCGGGGTAATCTGCTGACGAATACCCGTTTGAACCAAGCTTCATTGGGCTTTGTAAGTTTATACTTTCAACTGTTATTTTAGCTGTAGTGGGTGTAGGTTGTGATGTAGTTTGTGATGTAGGTTGTGGTAGGGTGCCGCCTTGTCCACTTTGTCTTTGGGTTATCAAAGGTCTTTTTAGATTATCAACAAGTGAACCGGGTTTTCCTTGTGCAATTATTGTTTCACCTTCGACTACAACTAACGTGCCATCCCCCATGTCGATGATTCTTCTATTAGGTATGGTAGATTCAAATAGTTCGGAATCTGACTTATCCTTTACTTCTGCGAAAGTAACTATTGGTGCTTGTCTTGCTCCTAGTGTTGCTTCCATACGTGCAAGTCTTGATTGTCTTAAAGCATCATCTCTTATCTTTAATGCTTTTATTTTTCTTTGCGTGGTTAAGTCAAAACCTCTCATGCCTCTTTGATCAACAAGACTTTCTATTTCTTGATACTGTCGGAGTTGAGAATCAACACTTTCTATAACCTGATCAACGGAAAGTCTTTCGCCCTTTTTAGTTGCCATGCCGGGAGATAGTTTTTGAAGATTACGTAGTATGTCTCCATCTGACAATCTACCAGCTTGATCCTCTGCACGAGCCATGTTTGCAGCGATAATAAACGCTAAAGTGTCCCTTCTTGCTCTTTGATCATTATCCCCCGCTGAAGCTTTGATACCTTCAAGTCGTGCTCTAATTGCGGCTTCTTCAGTGTCATTTTCAAAATCTCTACCTAACAATCCCATAACCTGATCTACACTACCTGTTGGACCAAACATAGAATTAATTATTTTCAAAGTCTTATCTAGGATAGTGTCTTTAACAGTTCTTGTTCCGTCTATAATCTCGCGATACTCAAGCAATTGTTCTTTTGCTTTACGTGCAGATTCTACTCGTGTTTTAAATTCAGAAAAACTTCTGTCATTTCCGAATACAGCTTTGTATCCTTCCTCTATATTTGTGCCCAACCTAAAATTATCTTCAGTCATCGTGCCACGTGACAAAGCTTCTCTTTCAGAAAGACTAAGTAACGGACCTTGAATACCTCTAATCAAATTCAATTGTTCATTAGAACTAATTCCATTTGCAGGATTATCAAGATAGTCACCTATAGCTATCAAAGTATCTGGACTTGTAAAATCACCTTTTGTGTCCATTTTGATTTGCTGTATGGCTTGTGCGTGTTTTAGCCCATTGAAAAAGTCAGTTGTTGTGTTATATTGAGACGAAAAGTTTGCCATAAACACGTTTCTAGTTCTACCCTGTGAGTTAGCTATCTGATCAATTATACTCATATCTATGTTACGATTTGTAAACATTTCTATATCAAGAGCGTTATAACTACCTATATTGCCCCCTGTAAGAGTACCAGATACTCCAACGTAATTATTTTTACTTTTATTTGTTTGACTCGCTTCCGCGTTTATCACTGCATCCATAGCAAGGTTTGCTTCCTGATCTATGCCAAGTGATAAAAGATCAGAGAAGTATTGATAGTTGGGTATTTGTGTTCTTGGGTCCAAAACTGCTCCCGTATTGTTTTTTCTTCTTTCTGCAAGCACTGCGTTTATTGCAGGAACATACCTCATGCGAAGAGCATTTAAGTTATCAGCGTTACCAACAAAATTCTTTTCAAAAACAGATTTGTTACTGGTGACATCTTCATTCAAAGCTTGAATTATTAGCGTTGCTTCTTTAGCAGGATTGGCCCTGTCTTTTTGATACCTTTCTGTTAAAGAATCTGACATGACCAGATTATATGAACCAATCTCAATTGTGCTCTCACTACCAACATCATTTAATGAGCCTTGCAGCTTTGCAAAATCCAAGTCAATACCGTCTGAGGCACGACCAAAAATATCTATTTTACCAGTTCGGTCCTTATACTCTTTACGAGATTCTTTAATTAAATTTGTAACAGAGTTAAACCGTTCTCTGGTGGTTTCACCTGATAAATATGATTTCAAAACAAGATTCTCTATGCCATCAACTCTCTCTTTTTCAGATAGCCGACGCGCTTTTTCTTGCTGTATGTTTTGTGTAAAGCCTCTTACAAGGCCAGTTGCGAATGCTGCCCCAATACCCATAATTATTCAGCCTCTTCCTGTTTCATAGACATAAAGTTTTCAACCTCTTGTTCTTCAGGCCCATACCCTTTACGAATGTCCTCATTGATTTTTTCTCTGATAATTGCAAACATCTCTGGATTGTTGTTTTTCATCATGCGGAAGAATGTTTCATCATCCATTTCATCTTTTTCAAGCTCATCATCACGTTCAAAGAAACGATATGGTATGTTTTCTTCTTCTGCCATACCAGCAATGACCATAGCAAGTGGCCCCTTAATTAGTAAACCAACGTCCGGGGAAAAGTTACCTTCATTAAAATTCTGTATGATGTAGCCCTCTACAAGTGCTTCAACTGATGCGCCAACCATTAATAGCTTCATCAGTTCTCGTTTGTTTCTCTTTTGACTAAGCTTGTTGATAGCGGCATTCAACGCTTCTTCAGGATCAACAATTCGTTGTGGCTGTCCCCACGGCCATTTTTGATTGTCTGAAGTCAATCCAAATCCCGGTGGAGCGGGTGCAAATGGATCTTTTGCCTCTATGCTACCAGCGGCAGGTTGATTAGTATCTATTTTCATACGTCTATCTCTCGTAACTCTGGCGTTTCAGTAGCAAGCGTTTTACGTCCCTGTCTCAGGGTTGTTTCTATACCTGCTGCCGCACGTATGTTTCTTATATGATTGTTTTGACTTGATCTTAAATAATCTGCGTATCTTCGCACTTCAGGCGCACTGTATAATTTTTGTTGTATGTCTGTCATTTGAACTTGTCCTACAGACTGTCCACGAGTAAGCTCTTGTATAGGTCGTCGTTCTGTAAATTCTGTGGTTTGGAAGTACTGTTGGTTTCCTCTACCATCGTCTCCTCCTAATCCCTGTGATTTTAACAGAGCTTTTGCACCCTTTTTAATGTCGATGAAACCGCCACCAAGACCACCACCAGATCCAAATAAACCACTGGTAGCTTTTTGAGGCTGTTGTCCATACATATTAGGTGGTCCAGCCGCTGGACTACCAAACAGAAACTTCATGCCCATATCTACCATGCCACTTAAACTACTAAAACTAAAACTACTCATACCTTACCCCTATTAGCTTGCAACCCACGTAGCAATCCAATTGCCTATTCCTGCTGCCAAATCGTCTTTTTGTTTCTTGTCATATAATTTGTTGGTATTTGCAAACTCCATAGCCATGATACCGACTTCGTGTTGTCTTTGAAGCGCAGACTCTCCCTTTTGAAAGTTCCACGCTGCACTATCACGATACTTTTGCCACAGATTATTTAATGCATTTTGGGTTGCGTTAAATTGATTTTGCACATTTTGACGGTTTGCGTCATTTTGTGCGGCAGTGTTAGCTGTGTTGATTTCTCTTCGCCATTGCACGTTAGATTGATCAACAGCGTATTGCATGTTTGCGTTAAACTTTTCACGAGCATCCTTCATTGTTGCATCAAACTGTGTCATAGCGTTTGATTCACTAACGTTAAACTGTTCCATAGCTGCTTCACGATTAGCGTTTGCTGTTTCAACCTGTGAACCTAATTCTGCAAAGAACTGCTCTACTTGCAACTCATTTTTTGCATTCATTTGATTACGTGCGTTTTCTTCGGCAGCATCTTTAAATGCAGCTTGTGTAAGTGCATTAAAGGACAGCGTGTTTGCTTGCTGCTGTGCATCCAAGTTCTTTGTTTCGGTAGCAAGAAGAGATTGTGCGTTAGTTACAGCAGCAGTTAGACGTGCACTCAAATTTGCTTTATCCATAGCTGCATATGTTGCAGCGTTAGACAAAGCCATTTGTTGTTCGTTTTTCAAGTTTTGCAATTGAATTGTTGCGTACTTGTTTGCGTCCTGACTAGCTATAACAACACCGGACTCAAGGACAGCTTGTGTCATGGCGGCTGCAGCCATAGAGCTTGCACCTAAACCTCGTGCTTGCATAACCCCTGATATTTTACGGACAGCAGGTGATGCCCACGGGGGAAGAGGCTGACCTTGTTGTATACTATCCATCAACTGTGATAGTTGATACTGGGTTGTTGCCTTTTCATCAAGCTGTTGTGTAGCGGCTGTGCCTATAGACCCAGCGGATACAGTCCCTTCAACACCCGTCATGTCTACTTTAGGGGCTTCCCCTATCTGTGCGGCAGTCATGCTACCAATGTTTTCAACTTTTGAAGTTACATCAGATATTTCATCTATTTGCCCTATAGAGGGATCAGATACTGTAGGGGTAGTTACTGCTGATGGTAATTCTGCTTGCGATACTTGGGTGCCTGATGCACTTGTGTCTAATAATTTGTTAGTGGTATCTTCTAGCTGGCCCGTAGGTATAGATAGATCCCCTGTTTCAGGATCTACGTTTTGTAAAATAGGATTTACTTGAGGCACACCTGTTGTGTCCCCAGATGCGAGTGCTCCCACCTGTTCTTCTAGTTGATCTTCAGTTTTAATTGCTGCCATGTTATATAGTCCCTATCTATACTACAATATTTTGCTTAAAAAAGCAAGTATTATATCTCATCAGGCCAATCATTGATTTTTGCTACGGCCGTAACATTACCGTCGGCATCTATCGTATCTTCAAACAAAGCCATAAACGCTGCAAGATCTGCTGCACCATTCAAAGCAGTCTCTATCTCTCCGCATTTAGTGCGAACCGCATCTCTATATGTTGTAATTGAACTAGGTATGGCTGTAGATTTCTCTGCGTTGCGAACAATGTACCAGTCGTGCACTGCAAGTTTATCGTTTGCTGTACGTTTTGTTTCTGCTACCCATACGGATTTAAGACCGGGTGTTACAATTTGATTGCCATCAGTGTCTCTTACAGGATTGCCGTCTGAGTCCACTTCATTGGTATCCGTGAGGCTTCGTGGAATCAAAGTGCCATCTGTTTGCCTACCCCAATAAAATGTGCTGTCATATGAAGCGGCTGATGCTGGAGGGTCTTCCCAAACTAAACCGTATTGTTTTTTTAAATCATCACTGTAACGCATCCAAGTTTTTGGGTGTTGGATATTGTTGTGTACCCACCCACGCCCTTCCTTGACTATGTTACCATTTAGTTTCCACGGCATACTTATCTCCTATCGGGCATTGCTGAACTTAAATGGGGTTTCGGCAAAAGCAGCATAAATATATCTAGAACTTGCGTTGCTAAAAGTATTACTAGAACGCAACTTGAAGCCGTTCGCCAAAAAGTCTAATTCATTTACGGTATCCGTTTCTTTTCCGTTTTCATTTATTTCTAATACTTGAGTCTCAGCGGCTTTATTAAAAGCGTATCTTTTGTTATCGTATATTTCCCAATCGGCCCCGGCGCCAATCCTCCTCACCCAGACATAAGCGGGGCGAAATCCTAAATATACTGATGTCCCATCTGGGTTATTATTCCCAGTGTAATGTGAAAATTTGCTAAATCCTTCGACGCTATGGAAGCAGAAAGCTATAAATGGTTCTGTGTCTGCGTTTACTCTAGCAAATGTTCCAAGACTAAATACGGTGTTGGTTGGGGCTGTATCATTCCAAGCGGTATTTAAGTCAGCTTTGTCGTTTTGTACATCCCAAGATATATAGTCAGTTTCAGCATCTGAAGCTATTCCTGAATGATAAACCGTCCAGTTAGTTGTTGCATCTATAGCCTTAACAACCACCAGTTCCGGCGCACTGGACAATCCATGAGCGACTGTGGCACCCGCTGTCGCATTGCCTGTGAAGGTAACTATGCTGACCCCCGACGCTGTGCTAGCGCTTAGTTTAGTGGCTGGAATAGAGCCAGCAAGTGCAGAACCTAGATTTGATCCGTCTATTTTTACAGATCCTGCTGTTGGTGTGGCACCTGCACCAGCAGAATTAGTTGCCGTGGGTGCGCCGCCAAGTTTCCAGTTCCAAGAAACGTAAGTTGCGGAGCTTGCATTATATGCGCTATCACTGCCAATTGTGAAGCCATCACTATCTAATGACAAAAGACCAAGATCAGTTCCGGGTGTTTCTTGTACGGCGGTGGTGTCAGTACGAAGCCGTGCAAAACTAGAGTCACTACCAATTCTACCACGCAATGAATCTAAAAGCTGGTGTGTTTGCGTACTGCTTCTTTGCTTTATCCATACCCAATCAGGGGCGTGGCCCACGCCAGTTATACCTCTACTTGATGATCCATCACCTGACCACAGAACCGTGTTAAAGTAATCGTCAGCCTGTTCGCTTTTTCCGGGGCTGATTGTTGTATCTGGTAATGATAAGGTACATAACGCTTTGTAACCTGTAGGTACAGTATATTCAAAGTTACCTACCCCATCATCCGGTTGCTGTGCAGAAGAAAATGTCTTGCCGCCTTGTCCAAAATTAAATGCTGTCCAACTTACAGAAGAACCGCCATTGCTTCCATAGAATGGCAAATAATCAACCCCTGCTGTTAAGTCATAAACTTTATTCGTTCCATCCGAAAAATCTGGAGTACCGTTAATCCATGTTCCATTTACTGCAACCCATACCCAAAGATTGTCCATATCAACCGCAAAGCTGACAGTCCCAGCAGTTTGCGTTGCTATTGCACTGGTATAAGTATTAGTTTGGTTGCCGTTGCGGATGTCGTTATTGTAGCCATACCAAGTAATATAATCACCATTTGAAGTCGAGCCATTAAAATAATTTTGAGTTACGTTATTGTGAACTCTGATCCTTGCGTCAAGCAAACCCGCCATTGCAACTTGGCTTCCACTAGTTACCTGACCAGTAAAATCAGCCTCCCAGTACCATTGTCCAGATCGGGGCAAAGCCGTAGTTGCTGTCACGGTTGAATAAGCACTGCCATTTGCAGAACTCATTGTAGCTGTCGCCAAACCACCTTCTTTCAAAGTCACACTAGTGCTTGCTTTGTTCATTGTATTCATAGTTGCGAAATTGTTAGTTGGGCTATCTGCCACTTGGTCTTCTGCGGATATATTGTTTGATGTAAAATGATTGTCCTGTCCCGAAACGTCTTTACCCAAGTCGCTGCTGTCGGCATAATCTAGATAAAATCCGTTTGCGCCATAAGTTAGTCCAGCCGCCGAAATATCCTTTGGCACCCAAACCCCATCCACTGTCTCTCCAAAATCACTAACAGAACCAATGTAACCGTCAAGAAAAACAGTTTCGGCTAAATATCCGTTTATGTATGTGCCTTGATTACTGCGTTTGCCAATCGTTTGAAGGTGACCGCTGTTTCCTATTTTTGCCATCGCCCCAGTGGTTGAACCTGTCGCATCTAACTCGCCATTTATGTAAAAATTGTAAATCGTATCGGTGTGGTTCCAAAGATACAAAAAATGATACCAAGCTGTGGTATCTCTTATCACTCTCGTTCCATCGTGTGTGTTTACACCCGCTCTATAAATTTGGATTTTCTCTGAAGAAGTAAGTCCAAATCCATCAATGCCAGTGCCGCCAGCACCATAAATTTGTGTTTGTGAAACATAGCTATCAACAGATGTTTTAAACCACGTTGAAAAAGTGCGCTTGGATGTGTTGGTTGATGAGGCTAAATCAGAACCAGCCCTGCTCAGATAAGCATCGACCCCATTCAACCGCAAAGACTGACTAACGGTGTGACTGCCTAAGATTCCACCACCACCCAGCGCACCACCAG